CTTGAGATCACCCAACCATATGTTGCGCCTGTATATAATAGTGTAACAATTGCACCATTAATGTCAAGTGTTAGATCTTGAGCGGTGTTATTAATATCTGATCCGTTTCTACCAACAGTTACGTTGTTTGTTGCAAAAGAGCCAGTAACGTCAATTATCTGTACCACATCTCCTACTAGTGCGTCGGCTGCGGCTGGTAACGTAATTGTAAACGTTCCACTTGACGAATCTGCAAGTATTCTATCTTGAGGCTCGGCAGTATATGTGGTGCTTACTTCACGTAGTACTGGTGCTGCTGTACCTGTTGTTGTAATATATCTACCCATTTTAGTTTCCTTATCTTATATGTATTTATACAGTTGACGTCTCAATTCCAAAAGCAACTGCCGAAACATTTGCTCCTGAAGACCGTACAACTAATTTTTTTCCTGCATCAAGAACAATACCTGTTCTTTCAAGAACACCTTTAGGGTTGATTTCGATATCATACTCTATAAATTCCGAATTCAACGGTGTATCTGCTGCCGCTACTGCTAATCTAATAGTAGTCGGCGAATTTCCTCTGTTGCAAACTGAAACACTTGCAACTGCAAATGTATCTGTGGGACATGTATACAACGTTGTATCTACGTCACCAGTTAAGTCTCCAACTCCTAATCTTCCTGTAGCCATTTTAATTAATCTCCATTCATTGTGTTAAGAAATAGTTTAGAGCGATTGGGTGACCATCCACTCCTTGCTTAAAGTTCATTTTTTGTTCTACATCTATCTGTGTTTCACCTACGTGCTGTATAGTGTTAGTAGATATTTGTATTTGGCCTGCCGTAATACTATTTACATTCAATGTAGCTGCGCCACCGCCTATTTGTGATGTAATATAAGTTTTTATTGCCTTTTGTGTAGGCACTATATTATCACTGTTAGCAGTAAATGTTCCATCTGTACTAAATTCTGTAATTGTTGCGCCTGTGCCGCCTAAACCAAGTTCACCTAACGACAACTCTTGCAAGCCGCTTATGTTAAACGCATCAGCGTTAAGTGTAGCAACACCTGTTGCTTGTTCAACACTAAACAATTCGCCTACTCTAAAGTTACCGTCTTGGTCAGTTGATGTGTAGAAAACTCTACCGCCGCCAGAGTCAACTGTTTCATTGTCTGGTATTGGATCTATTAATGGCACCCCTGGATAATTTGTATTTGCAAAGTTTCCAGTACCGATATCTAAGAAGTCGTGTCCAGTTAGTCGAACTTGGCTATATCTTAATGTAAACGAAAGATTTTCATTGTGTTCAGGTGCATCAGTGATAGATAGTGACGGACTTATTTGTAATTGAGCACTATATGGTCCACCGCCTGCTAAATCTCTCACAACAACTAATCTAAAGTATTGTCCTGGTAAGTGGTCAAATTCTATATTTGCGCCAGCTTTTGGCTCTTCTGATAAATTAACAGCTTGGACAAACTCTCCAGGCTGATATCTGTCCATAAATCCGTCGCCACTTACTTCAACAGATGCTGTTACAAATCCAGTACCTCTATCAGTCCATGTAGGCTGTGCTAGAACACCGTCAGCAATTCTTACTTGTGTTGGTGCATCAACTGTGTTGTTTGGATCTGTAAAAGTAAGAGTTGGAGCACTTAAATAACCTGTGCCTGGATCCCAAATAGTTACTTTTGCAATCTGACCGTCTTCTACATATGCACGACCTTTTGCAGTATCCGAGTATAAACCGCTAGGTGGTGCTGTAAATGTTACTCTTGGCTCAATTACATATGTTGTTGTTCCATCTAGTGTTGCTTCTATAGATAGTCCAGTAACATGATCCCATCCCGGTGTTCCGTCACTCATTTTATAAATTGTAGCGATTTTTGTTCCAGAGTTATATGAATCAATGTATCCATACTGTCCTACGCCAACACCTGAAGTAATATACACTGCCATGCCAATGTATTGACCGCTTGTTCTAATATCTGTGTTACTTAGTGTAATACTTGTAGAATTTCCCCCTTGTGCAGCGTTGGTTGCTGTAATATAATCTGCTCCACCAACATCATCTGACGGGTCTGTCATTCTGACTTCAAATACTGCTCCATTGTTTACTACAGGTGAGTTAACAGTTGCTCCAAATCCTTCACCTGTGATTGTAAATGTTGTTCCGCCGGCTGTGTAATCTTGACCTGCGTTCAAGTATTCAAAGATTAGTATATCATCACTATCTGTCATCACTGAATCTACAATAGCTTCAAATGCTCTGTTGGTAACTTGACCAGTTGTTGCAACTTCAGTAGAATCGGTGCCTTCTGCAACAGTACCAAATGTACCATAAGATGAGTTACCATTTGTAGCACGAATCTTACCGCCGTTTTCTGCTAGATATCCAATGTGTGCATAGTATGAGAACACAGACACTAGTTCTGTTCTACCTAAGTTTGTACACCATACACCAATACCATCTGATACCACTTGTGTAAAGTCGTTAGCAACAATTGAATCGTTGCCGCCGTCATGTAAGTCTCCGTCAATTTTACAACCAATACACCCTGTACCGAATGTTGTAACGTTTTGTACATAAGGAGATTTGTTTGTAATCCATGCATCAGTGTGTGCTGGACCCCAACCCGGATCAAGACTTACAAATGCGCCAGCACTTGGACGTTTAGTACCAAATGCATTGTCAGATCCAAGTGTTCCAGTAAGTCCTTGAACAGTACAATTGCGTAAGCCTGTTCCGTTACGTAAGTAGAACATGTCTTCTGCAATCGATCCATTTACTGCGTTTACATATTGTTCTGCTGCTCGTAAAGATCTATAGTTACTTGAATATAAAAGATCGTGCTTGATTGCATCAATATATTTGTTAACATCTCTACGACATTTTGCTGCATCGTAGCTGTATGAAGGATATGTTGCTGCAATATAAGCAATAACTTCTTCTACAAGATATGGTCTATTCTTTTCAATTATTTCCACAGCATATGTGTATTCAATAGTTGTGTTAAGATTATTACTACCGTATTTTGTAGGAGTTGTTGAATCGCCAGATGCGCCGTTTACTCCAAAATCAATATAATCATGTATTTGTCTAGCAAGCTCTGCTGCTTCTAATGCAACAGTTGAGTCAGCTATTGTTACTGATGTATCAACACTTTCTGCAGAGAATGAACTTAAACCATCTGATAAGCCCGGACCATCATTGTCACCTGATAGCAGTGCGTTTAGATTTGATTCCAAATTTAAAATACCTGCTAGTGAATATGGAGTATCTGATGAACTTACTAGAGAGTCTGCAGGTACAATTCTAGTTGATCGTAATTCGTCTCCAACTACTGCTGTATTGTGAGGTACTACAATTGGTAAAACTTCTGCAAATTCCCCTGTCTTAACAAAAATAGTGTTGTTAGGGATTCTTTCTGCTGGAACACCTGTATCAACACCTGCAGTAACCGCGTCTGTCAAGATTGTCAACAAACTATCAATTGTACTTTGTGCATCTGTTTCTTCTGTAAAGTTTAGATTTGTTGCTTGACTAAATGTTCCATATGTAGCAGCAGGAGCAACATTACTTAATACTGCATCTATTAAATCTACAGTGTAAGTCATTGCTGCATTGAATTCTGCTTCTTTACCTACAATATCTGCATTGTCAAAAATATCCAAGGTTAAATCCCTTGTTTTTTGATTGCCGCCGTGTGTTATATCATATACAAGAGCATACACTAATCTTCCTGCATATATTTCCCATGCTGCTTTGTCGTAAGTAAATACACCTGTAAATGGCGCTATTGCTCCTGAAATTTGTGCATCTACCCATTCTACTGTTTCATCCATTATGAATGCATTATTTGTTTCTATCAAATACTTTGCATTTGGTCTTAATGCACCATTTTCTACTTGCTGTGCAGCATATTGGATGGTTTTAAAAGGTTGATCAAGTGTTGTGCCATACGTAGGCGCAGGACTGTCTACACCGTTATTTGTTTCAACATAGTAAACGTTGTTGATTGAACCTAAGAAACTCCATTCTGGGTCAGTTCCTGCATTGTTTACCTTTAACACCTGGCCGCTATCGCCTATTGGTAATCTAGCTGGACCTGCGCCGCCATAATAAACTATGTCACCTCTTGTTGTAAGTACATTGGTTTCTACACCACCTGACAATAGATTCCATTCTGATCCGTCAACATCTTGATCTGGTCTATTTTGGGCGACAGTCTCGTCTGATGTATGAGCAAGTACAGCAATATAACTGTTATCTCCGTAGCGTACTGCATCTCCTGCATCATAGAATGTTGCATCAGTCCAAGCACCTTTCCATTCGATGCCGCTGTTTAGTCTTTCCCAGTAATCGGTATTAGGTGGACGTTGTCCGGTATGTTTTTCTATACATAGATATGTATATCCACCTAGTCTTACAACATCGCCTTCTATGTATTCTCTGTTGGTACTATCATCATCATAGTCACCGATAAATCTCCAACCTGTGTTAAATACATCCCAATCATTTGTGTTATCTGACGGTTTTAGTGCAATGTTATTTGTAACTGCTACATATGAATATCCACCATAGGTTACAATATCACCTGGTTGATATCTTTGATAAGCGTCCCAATTATCTTCAAACTCTAGTCCTTCGACAAATTGTGCCCAGTTAGCTTCGTCTGCTGCTAAACTTGTTGTACTTGTATGATATGTAGTGGCAATCCATATGCCGCCACCCCACTTTACAAGATCATTTATTTTATATCTTGTGCTGGTTGCCCATGTACCTTTATATTCAATGCCTTTGTGGAAATAATCCCAGCTTGCTTGGTCGTCTTCTAAACCCAATGCTTCTGTAGCTGCTGAAGTATGTCCTGTATTTGCAACATAAAGTTGACCACCATACTTTACGATATCGTTTTTTCTATAGCGTGTGTCAATTGCCCAGTCGCCTAGCCATTCAAATCCTTCTGAAAATACTTGCCACTTAGATTGATCGTTTTCTAATCCTAAAGAAGTAGTAGCACTTGTATGCCCTTCGATACAAATGTAAGTGATTCCGTTGTATTTTACAATGTCATTTATTTTATAACGAGTTGTTTCGCCCCAATCACTTTTCCAATCAAACCCTTCTCCATAGAGATCCCATTTTGCTTGATCGTCTTCCAGTCCTAGTGTTGTTGTTGCAGCACTTGTATGTGCCGTATTGGCAATATAAAGATATCCGCCGTATTTTACAACGTCATTTTCTTTGTAATATGTGTTAACTAGCCAATCACTTTTCCAGTCTTGGCCATCTGACATTTTATTCCAGTATGTACTTTGATCATTGGCAAAATCTACCGAACTTGTATGTCCCGATAAAGCAACATATACGTTTCCGCCGTTGCGAACGATATCATCTTTGTAATAAACTGTAGACGCGGCCCAGTTGCCTTTCCATACAAATCTAATTCTACCTAACTTAAACTCTGCCATTTGTAACCTCGCTATATAATGTATTTATCATTATGCTATTTTTAACCTCCAACTCCATAATAAAGTGAAGCTAGATAATGTCCATCTGCACCTTTTTTAAGATTTGTTTTTTGGTTCATGTTTATTTGTAAACCACTAGTAGTTGTTATTCTGTTTGTGTCTATTTGAACCTGTCCTGCTACTAGTCTGTTTGTATTTGCATTTGATCCGCCGCCACTAATTCTACTTTCAAGATAAGTCTTAATAGCTGCCTGAGTAGGAACAATATTGTTGGAATCGGCAACAAATGTAGGATCTTTTGAAAATTCTCTAATTACAACTTCAGAACCTCCTACTTGCACACCACCAATAGATAATTCTGTTAAACCAGACAAGTCAAATTGACTGGCATTAATTGTCACAATACCAGTTGCTTGTTCAACAGCAAATAATTCTCCTGCTCTAAAGTTACCATCTTGGTCTGTTGAAGTATAGAATACTCTACCACCACCTTTAGCTACAGTTTCATTAAATGGTTGTGCTGCGTTCAAAGAGTCTTGACCTTCTAGATATAAATTAGGATATCTAGTTGAATTTACATTTCCTGTACCTATGTCTAGGAAATCGTGTCCTGTTAATCTTACTTGACTATATTGCTGTCTAATAGTAATTGTTTCACCATGTGAAGGAGATTCTTCAACACCTATACTAGGACTAATTGTAATAGTTAATCCAAAAGGACCAGCGCCTGATTGTTCATCTACTCTTACAACTCTATAAACAACATCACCTATGCCATTGATTTCTAAGTTATCGCCGGGCCCTGGAATTCTAGTTACATTGGAAAGAACTAGTGAAAATCCTGTTTGGAACGTATCAGCGAAACCGTCGCCGGTGATAGTTGCAGTGGCTGTCACATAACCTGATCCTCTATTGGACATTTCTGGTTGTGCTAAAACTTTGTCATTTATATTTACAGAAAGTAATGCGTCCACAGTGTTTTCATTATCAAATATTGTTACAGTAGGCGCCCCAGTATAGTTACTTCCTGGATCATAAACTAAAACACTTTCTATTCTGCTGTTTGTAACTTTTGCACGAAGTATTGCTGTAGCACCATAATCTATCTGACTTAAATTAGTAGTAAGGTTCTCAATAGCTATCCATCCGTCACTACCATAAGCAGCATCTGACCAATCACCTAAATTATGGAAACCAAATGCTGTACTATCGCTATCAACTAGTCTCCATGTATCGCCGCCTGCACTAAATCCGATTCTATTTTCATCATTAGTTGTAGATTGACCAAAAGACATAAATGTGCCTTCTCCGTATTGAATACAAGTGAACGGAGTTGGAGTAGTGACTGTTTCTTCGTACCAGGTAACACCATCAAAACTTCTTGCAAATGTAGTTTCGCCGGCAACTGTACCTACAGCAATCCATCTTCCGTTGCCGTATGCTATATCAGTCCATGTGCCTGCTGATAAAGGTGTTGAGGTAGACCAAGTACTTCCATAATTAGTGGATAAACCTATTAATCCATCGGACGCTAAAATAACTGCTGTTCCATATGTACTAGCTGCACCTGCTTGGAAATAATTAAAGTTTTCTTCTTCTGATGCCAAAGTTCCTAAAATAGCAGAAGAATTTGTCCACGAATCTCCATTATTTGTTGATACACTTGCAACAAAATCCCCTAATGAAGCCGTATTACCTATATGATAAACATAACCATTACCGTCACTGAATAATACTTTTGAAGGAACACTCAAAGTAGTTGTTGTGTCAAAAGCATAAGTCCCATCTGGTTGCATCTTCACATAAATGTCAACGGTTCCTAAAGGCAAAGATACAAATACCGATCCTGACCATGCTGTTTGAGTTACATCAGTTGCACTAGAAGGTCCGTTTAGTTCGTTAGTCCATGTTGAACCGCCGTCTGTAGACAAATAATAATTTGTTCCTGTTCCGTCTAAATCAATTCCTGTTATAAGATACGAACCGCCGCCCGAGGCTATATAATATGGATTTATATCGCTACCAGATAAGTTAGCATTAGCTGATGCGTTAAAAGTAGGTTCTTCTACAGTTACAGTAGGTTCAATACTATAAACAGTAGTTTCATCCAGTGTTGCCTCAATAGGCCACCCTGGCTGGAAGTGATCCCATCCATTATCTCCATTAGATTCTTTACTAACAATTGCTATTTTTGTAGTGCTGTTGTAGGCAGTAATGGTTGCATACTGTCCTACACCTTTACCTGCTGTAATGACTATTCTTTGTCCTATATAGTCTACGTCATTTGCAATATCAGATGACGCTATTGTAATTTGGCTTGTATCACCTGCTTGAGCATTATTAGAAACAAATGTATAATTTAAGCCACCTGGTATACTAGAATCTCCAAGAGCTTCTATTCTAATATCGCTAATAGCATTATTTCTAGTTTCGGTGTATGATCCTGCTGCATCAATGCCAGCTCCCGAAAATGTTACACTTGCACTGTCATAATTTTGTCCAGCATTTGAATAACCTAAAGCTAGTATTTGCTGTGCAACCGTGCCGTATGTAAAAATTTCATCAACAGTTGCCTCATTAGATCTATTATCAATTGCACCTGTTATAGGAGTTTCTGCTGAATTTACTCCCTCTGCAACAGATCCAAATTCTCCATAAGAGTTATTACCATTTGTAGCACGTAATATACCACCGTTTTCTGCAAGATATCCTATATGACAGAAGTATGTAAACACACTCACTAATTCTGATCTACCTCCATTGGTTGCCCAATAACCGATACCGTCATCTAGAACTTGTGTGAAGTCGTTAGCAACAATAGAATCATTACCATCATCGTGTAATGCACCATCAATCTTCATACCTATACACCCAGTACCAAATGTTGTTACGTTTTGTACATATGGTGATTTATTCAAAATCCATACTGTATCATCAGAAGGTCCTGTGCCCGGATCTAAACTTACATACGCACCTGCTGTTGGTCTACGAGTCAAATAAATATTTTGATCTCCTAATGTTCCGTTTAAACCTTGTAGCGTCATATTTCTTATGCCGCTGCCGTTGTTTACATAAAACATGTCTGATGTTTCGTATCCAATGGCAGGACTAATCGTAGTACTTCTTAATTCATCTCCTACAAGAGCACAGTTTCTTGGTATCTTGATAGGTAGTTGTTCTTCATAGAAACCTGTTTTTATAAACAATGTACTATTAGGATGTGTTGTGTATACTACAGGAACAGATCCAGGTGTATACAAATTAACACTTACAGTTTCTCCGACAAAATCGTCTACACGAGACTCTAGATAATTTATTAATTCATTGTATCTTCTAACAGTTTCTGCTCCTGCTGAACCTTGTCCTAAATTAACAAGAAGTTGTCTTACGCTATCCTGTGTATCAATATTTCCAGTGTCGTCTAAATCTCCGTATTCGTCGCCTGTTCTAGGATTAGTTACTTGTAGTGCTGCATCTAATGTTGGAGCAGTTCCAGTTAGTGTACCGACGAAATGGTTTAGTATTGCTGTAGATAACATAGTAAACAAGCTATCCGTGTTGTTTTGATATTTCAACAAATTAAGTTTGTTAATGCTTAGATTATTGTTAATGTATTCACATGCATATTTTACAGTTCTAAATGGAGCACCTAAGCTTTTTCCATTATCGTCGCTATCAACTCCTTCCGGGCTAACGTAAAACACATTTGAAATTTCTTCATATGTTCCCCATGAAAAATCTGTTGATGGTGTAACTTTTGCAACTCTGCCAGGATCTCCGATAGGCTGTCTTATAATTTCATCAACATCGTGAGTACGTATGTCACCTCGTTGGGCTAGTACATTATTGCCCGAACCTTGTATCAATACTACCCAATAATCTTGATCGTCTTGTTGGATATCAATGTCAGGTCTGCTATCAGATGCAGTAGAAGTATGTCTAGCAATACATTGATATGCAGTACCGGCCCACATCACAATGTCTCCTAGTTTGTAATCAAAATTATCTTGCCAATCACTTTTGTATTCTATACCGTCTACATCTAGTTCCCAGGTATTTTCGTCAGTATCTGGAATAACATTTGTATTATCTACAAGAGAAACATAAAGGTATCCGCCATGTCTAACAGCATCGCCTGGTCTGTAAGTTGTACCGCTGTCCCAATCTTGTAAGAATCTATAGCTTCTATTAAGTACTTCCCAATCGCCTGTATCTTGTAATAGACCATTCTGGCTTGGTTGACTACCGAGATTATTAGTTAATGCTGTATAGGTATAACCGCCGTATCTTACAATATCGCCTTTGTTATATTCAGTTTCAGTATCCCAGACTAGTTCATATTCTGTTCCCGGAATATAAACATCCCAATATGCTTCGTCTACTCGTAAATTAGTAGTTGAGGTATGGTAAGCATTAGCCTTCCAAAGCATACCTCCGTACTTGACGATGTCATTTACTTTATACCTAAATAATCCTGTCCAATTACCTTTGTATTCTATACCAGAATTTAAGATATCCCATGCTGCTATATTTAATTCAAGGCCTAAACTAGCTTCATCTGTACTAGTATGAGGTGTATTACATATGTAAACATTTGAACCATATTTGACTACATCGTCTATCATATACCTTGTAGAAAGTTGCCAATTACCTCTCCAAAGTTGTGATCTATTTATAATCGACCATTTGCTTAGATCGTTTTCTAAACCATCTGCCAATACAGATGTACTAGTATGTTTTGTATTACAGATATATAACGTGCCTGCATATAAAACTACATCACCTAAATCATAATTTGTTGAAACAGACCACTGATTAAGCCAATTATTGCCTATAGAATATAAAATCCATTTGGCTGCATCTCCTGGCAAACCAATTGGTGCTACGGCCAATGATTGGTGTTGTGTTTTACATTGGTACAAATAACCTTTAAATTTAACAATATCGCCTTCTGAATAAAAAGTTGCTGCTGTCCAGTCACCTTTCCATTCGTTACCATCAAACATTTTTTCCCATAGTGTTTGATAAGCTATATCAAAATAATTTCCCATTTTAGGATTATTTGCGCTAGCATAAAATAATTTTGCTCCAGGTTCTACCGAATCTCCTGATGTGTAAATTACCGGCATAATTACAGGAGTTCCAGAATCATTGTAAACTACTGTCTCGTTGACAAATTCTTCTAAATTAGAATTTATGTAATTGACAATGTCGTTATAAGCAGCCAGTTCGTCTGCTGTATAATCAACCCCAGATTGCTCAATAGCAGTAGCAGCATCTACGGAATTTTGTTCAATACTACCTAGCCCTGCTAAGTTACCATATGCATTTGCTGTTCTAGCATTGACCGAATTAAGCAATGTTTCAAGATTTGGTGCATCTGGTAATGTAAGTCCATTGCTAAGTGCAGATAGTGCTGTAGACAATATTCCTATAGTAGTATTTCCACTTGAAGGTATATCGTACAGTACATTGTTAAATTGTGTAATTTCGTTACTTGAAGGAACAGTAAAACTAATTCTACGCACAGATGCGGCTGCAAATCCTGCAACATAATTTTCTGGAGAAACATCAACACTATCTAAACTATAAGTTACTCCTGATGTGTAATATGTGCCACCATTAAATAGTCCATCTTTAATTGAACTTATTATAAGGGGATGAGATTGATCATTAAAAGTAATATTTGTATCGGCATCTTGATTTATTGTATATGTTCTGCCTCGCAATAAAGTAAGTGCCGGACTTTCAACACCGTCTAGGTAAAACATGCCTTGTGCTTGACTGTTTATTGTATCGTTTGAAACTGTAACATTGATAATAGGTGAAAGTTCGGTAGCATCTCTATCTTGATAAAAACTGTTACTAGGCGTATGGGATTTTTTACAAACGTATGCCTTACCCTTGTAATAAACTATATCATCTTTTGTATATTCTACGTTGGTAGACCATTCTCCTCTCCAACGGAATTTTAATCTATCTATGTTAAAATTGGCCATGTTAAATCCTAATTAAGTATATTTATCTATCCATTACTTGACACTGTATTATCGTAAGTGTAAGCCTCATTAAATCTTGCAACTAATTCTCCTTCTGAGTTAACATAAAAAAATATGTTAGAATCTTCCCATAAAAATTGTTCATTATTGAGATTGTCATAAACAATATCATGATTTATATCTCTACCTTCATAAAAGTTCTGTCCTGATTGAAAGTTAGGATAGTTTTCTTCTGGGTCTCCAGGATTGTTAATATTAATTGCAGCATCTTTTTTGGATAAATCTACTTTGGTTAAAAATAGTTCTCCTTCATCAGTCCTACGCATTCCATAAAAGAATTTGTCTGATAATGCATTTAAAATTAAATCTGGTGTATATCCTATATAATTTGACATTTTTATTCCTTATACAATATCTACATAACTGATAACTGCATCTAATGAGTTATCTTCGTCTGCTTGTAGATACAACTGATTACTTGGTGCTAGAATTAATTTTTCGCCTGCGCTCAAAGCTCGTAAACTAGAGTTAGGAGGAATTGGAATATCTTTCATATAATAACCTTCTACACTTGTATCATCATGTACCAGCACACTAGCATATACTATTCCACCTGTTAGGTTAGATAAACTTAATCCTATAATTGTAGATCTTGTCACTGCGTCAGTTTCTAGTGCAAGTATAGGCAGTAATCCTACTTCTTTTACCACTTTATTTTTAAACTGTGTTGCCATTTTTTTATCCTAAAGTTAATACATATTCTAAAGCTAAGTCTTCTGCTGCTGTCACACTAATTGATCCTGTAGCTCCTGCGACAGAAACCCAACTAAATCCATCCCATATTTCAAGATAACGTTGATCAGTATTATATCTCAACATTCCGGTCTCTCTATATGCTGCTGCTGGTCTTTGTAAGTTATCTCCTACTGGAACAACAAATCCACTTGTGCCTTCGATCTTAAAATATCCGCTTCCTTGCTGTTGAAACAACAAAGGTGTATCAGCAAGTGTGTTTGTAATAGTGCTATCTTTTATAGAAATATTGTCAATTGCTACTGAGCCTGTACCGTTAGCAGAAAGTTGTAAATCTGTATCTGCTGTAGTAGTTCCTATTACGTTACCATCAATAAATATGTC